GCACGGCCGAGCAGTCCCGCGACGGCGGCATTGAACGTGCCCGCGATGCCCGCGCTGCCACCAAGTGCCGGCAACGCTCCGAGGCCACTTGCCGACGGCAGTTGCGATTGAGCGGCGTTGGCGTCGAACAGTTTTCGAGCGTTGGCCGCTTCCGCCAGGGCACGTTCCAATTCCGACATCGCACCGGCGAGCGGGGATTTGTCACCGTCTTTGCCTGGTGCGTTCGCCTTCGCCAACGCTTTTTGCCGGGCCTCACGGAGTTCGGCCAGCTTCTTTTCGGTCTCGGCCAGTTGCTGCTGCATGGCCCGGACACGTTCGTCGTCCCGAGTCGACTTGGCTTGGTCGAGTCCCTGGTTGAACCGCTGGCTATCCTCTTCCAGGATCCGAATGGCTCCTTCGACATCGATGTCGATCGCGGCCTTCAGTTTTTCGGAGAGTCCCGTGGGGTCGATTTCCGCCAGCTTGGCCACGAGCGACTGCACCATGCCGACCAGATTGAGAATCTGTCGGGCGATCCAGGTGCTGACGTTGTTCCAGATCTGTCGAACCGACGTGACCGCTCCGTCGAAAATCATCGCGAGGCCGGTCGAGAATTCCGTCCAGACGTTGGTGACCCAGGCGATACCTTGGGCGAACGCCAACTTGAGCGACGCCCAGGCGATCTCCCCGGCCAGGGCGAAATCCCCCTCGGCCAGAGCGGCACCGATCCCGGAGAATGTTTCGACCGCCCAGGCCGCGAGCTGGCTGAATTGTTCGCCGATCCAACTGAGGGCTGTGCCGAACACTTGGCCAATGGCCCCCAAAGGCCCAGTGAGCCACTGGGGCAATTGGGACCAGACGCCCGCGATGTACGTGGCGGCCGCTCCCGCGAGTTGACTGATCTGCTGCCACACGGAGTTTGCAGCTGCTTGCAGCGTGGGCCAGACCTTGTTGAGTTCGGCAACGCCGGTGTACCAGATCGCCTTGAGTCCCGCCCACAGGATGCGAGCGGCCAACTGCAGGTCGCCAACGGCCAAGGCGTCACCCAGACCGCCGAGTACCTTTGACGCGACTTGCCACAGGGAACCGAACACCTGCTTGAGTGCGCCCAGCGTTTGCTGGCCTTCGGTCGTCCACGCGGTCCAGGCGGCAATGCCTCCAACTACCGCGATTGCTACAAGACCGACGGGTGTCAAAAGGGAGAGCAGTGCCGAACCGACGGCTCCAACTGCCGTGGCAATCAGCGGCAACGCGGTCAGCAGTGTTCCCACGACGCCGCCCGCGGCGGGCAACAGCATCGAGATCGCCGCTCCCACGCTCGCGAACGCTCCGAGGACTCTTCCTGGGGCCGCTGCACCGGTCGCCAGCACCGACCGCATGGCTCCCATGCCGGCCCGACGGACTCGTCCGAACGCTGCCATCCCAGCGGCCTGCGTCACTGCGAACGCCCGCTGCATCACGGAGCGAGTGACGGCAGCCACGGACGTGGCGGCGCGTGTGCCAGCCGTTCGGACTTGCTGCCAAGCCGCCGACGCGATGTTGGGGACCTGTACGAAAGCTGCGCGGATGAGAGTTGTCGCGCGACGCGCGTCTTGACCTGCCATCGAAGCGATGCGCCCCAGCGGTTCCCGCACCCACGCCGGCAGCCGTTGCCAGGCAGCCCCCACGCGTGAAGCCACTTGTTGCCCCACCGTAGCGACGCGTTGCCAATGCTGGGTGGCGTAGCCAGTCATCGTGGCGTAGGCTCGATTCACGGTCGAGCGGATGCGTTCTGTTTCACGGGTGGCGATGGACGTGACCCGGTTCCACAAACTGCTGGCCGTCGACGAAACCCGCATACTGATCGTGTTCCAGGTCTCGGTCACGCGGCTCTGGATTTGGGCAACGGTCGTGCTGACCCGCGTGGCGATCGACTGCCACGCCGAGGTGAGCCGCGTTTGCAGCGGCGTCGTTACGGCGGCGATCCGCTGAGTGACGCTTTGCCAGGCGGTCGCGACGCGGCGAGTAATGGCGTCGGTCGCGCCCTGAATGAGCGGCGCTGCGGCGGTGGCGTATTGCCCGAGGCGGGCAAACACGACGCGGGCAGCCACATCGACGCGACTCCACACACCAGGTGCGGTAGCCGCCACCCACCGAAAACTGGTCGCGATCCCCGTGGCCGTTCGCTGGGCGGCCTGTTGCAGATTGTTGAAGGCGATCGTGGCGGCACGCGTGAGGGCTCCAATCATCTGTTGCCCGACGGCGGCCGCACCCGATACCAACGGTTGCAATGCAGCCTTGATCGTGGCTGCTCGGGCCGCGACCTCTTTGTGCCAACTCGTGAACGATTTCTGTGCTCGCGTCCAGGCCGACGCCCAACCGCTCACAGACTTGCGAGCACTGCTGACCAGGCCCGACAGTTTTCCTGCCACCGCTCCGGCGACCCGGCCGAGCGTTCGCGGTAAGAAGTACAAAACGGCGGTCGTGGTCGCCCAGAGCGTCCCCAGGGCGGCGATCCCCAGCGATGCCACATGCAAGGCGCCTCCCAGTGCAATTAAAGCGGCTCCCGCCACGCCGATCGCCACCGCGATCGTGGCCACGACGCCGATCAACCCTTGGTTGGCCCGCACAAAGTGAATCACCGTGCCCACAATTTCTGACAATCGATCAGCCAGGCGGGTCACGATTGGGGCCAGCGCCGCGCCAATGTTGAAGGTGAGCGCCTTGACGGTCGACCACATCGTGCCCAAAGCATCGTTGAGAGCTTCGGCACTCTTGGCCGTGTCGGAAGAAATCGAGAGCCCCAGCGCTCGGGCCTGAGCCCGCATTTCCTCGAGGCCCGCGGAACCGCCGGCGAGCATCGGCAGGAGCTGCGTGCCGGCCCGACCAAAAATGTCCATCGCGGCGGCGGTGCGCTGCGCGGGATTCTGAATCTTGGCGATCCGATCGGCGATCTTAGCCAGCGTTTGATCGGGCGAAAGTTTCTGCAGGGACTCGGCCGACAAGCCCAACCGTTGCAAGGATTCCGCCGCCGATTTGTTGCCCGACGCGGCTTCGACCAGCGTCTGCTGCATCCGCCGCACGCCTTTTTCGAGCGACTCGATGTCGGTGCCCGACAGACTGGCGGCGTGGGCCAACTCGGATACCGCCTCGGCGGACATCCCGGTGCGGGCTCCCATCTTGGCCACCGCGTCACCCACCTCGGAGAAATGATGGACGGCGGCGGTAAGTGGTCCCAGAATGGCCGCGCTCGCGCCGGTCAGACCAGCGCCAACGGCGGTCGTCAACGAAGCGAATGCCTTGAGCCTGGCGGCCGCCCGCTTCAGCCCCGCGTCGAGATGGTCGCGCAGCGCGATTTCAACGAAGGCCTTTCCCGCACGGACTTCCTTGCCAGCCATGCGTTACCCTCCCATGCTGCCGGACCAGGCGTCCGGAATGTGATCTTTCTCCACTTCGAGGGCCGGACCCATGAAGGGACGCTCCGGGTACTGAGCGGACCGCACACGCACCGGCTGATTCGGAGTGGCACGTTTGGCCCCCATCCGCCACCGCTTGCCGACCTTGGCCTCCCGCACTTTGATCGTCGCTCCGAACTCATGGACCTGCGGCACAGTCGTGCTGCCCAACACCGGCCCCAGGAACGTGGATTGATTGAGCTTCACCGGTCCCACCACCAACGATTCCGACTCGGGCTCGTAGGCGAACAGAATGTTCTTGAGCGTCGCGACGCGGTCACTCGTGTGGACACTCGGGGGCTGGCCAGCGGGCGAAGGCTTCTTGCGCCGACGCAAGCTCGAGCGGGCTCGACGCCGGATGAACGCACCGGCCTTCGACAACGCCCGGCGGTTGGCCTTCGACATCCGATCCCGGACGAGCTGCTTGTCGAAGAACAACTCCTTCATCCGCATCGTCATCACGAATTGGCTGGCCATCCGTCACGCTTTCTTGTCGAACAGGGGTTTGAGCATCCGCAGGTTCTGAGGCGTCAGCGGAATCCCAGATGCGCGACGCACAGAGGTGCGAAGGTCGGCGGGAAGAAAGTCCGCGAGATCGAATGGCCGCCGCAGCCGCTTAGGGTCGCGATGGCAGTTGGCCACCAGCGCCATGAGATTGGCCGTGTGCGACCACTGATCCCGACGCCGGGCGGCGTACATCCAGTGCAATTCGCGGAGAGTCAGAGGGCCGGGATCGACACCGAGGACTCCGGCGAGCTCCCAGATAAATCGCCAAAGCTCCGCAGCCGCTGGTCGATGGTGTCGCTCGCCTGGCGGATCGCCGCGTCGATCGCCTGGTCGACCAACGGTGAATCCAGCTTGGCCTGCGCCATCCGAATCGATTCCGTTCGTGTCCGCACCGTCGCCGCCCACAGCCGCAGCAGGACCGCTCGCCGGTCCTGCGGGAAAAAATCGGCGATCCCCTGCACGAGCGCGGCGGCCGCCAGTTCGATCGTGTCGCCGACCAGCAGCTCCCCGAACGCCTCGTCAGTGAGACTCCGTTCGTCTGACTGCGGCTTGCAGACGGCATAGAGCGTGTTGACCAGGAGCACCGGATCATCGGCCAGTCGTGGCAACAGGTCGCCATCGAAGACATCGAGCAGGTTGACGCCCGCGAGGTCTTTGGCACGACGGATCGCGTTCACGTTGATCGCGGTGGACCAGGTTCGTCCGGCGGAGTCAGTCCACAGGGTTACAGCCTCATTCTTGGTCGCGGGCATCGTGGTCTCCTGTCAGGGAATGGTCCGGGTAGCGAACGGGCGTGCGGGCCTCGACTTGGTCGAGCAGCCATTTCAGATCGGCCACGCGGATCGCCACGTTGCCGTCGTCGGGGGCGGCGATCAGACCTTGTTGCAGAGCAGCCAGGCGTGCGGAATCGTTGGACATGATTGATGGTCAACTCCGGGCAGTCGGGCGTCACGAGACCTCGTACCAATCGGGCTCGACGAGCGAACCGGACTCCTCGACGTAGGTGGGCTTCACCGTGAACTCGTACTCGGCCGCGTTCTCCAGCTCCTGCGTTAGGTTCATGGAGATGATCTGGCAGAAGGCCCGCGGCCCCTGGGCACCGCTTTCGGTGATTTCAGCGTCAAGCACGGCGAACTCCAGCGGCGTGTCGTTGATATAGGCGGCAAGTAACGTGTCGAAGACCGTGTCGGCCGCCCGCTTGTGGCGGTACGTGAAGCTGATTTCCAGTTCCTTGAGGGCGCCCTTGGTCAGCTTCCAGCCGCTGAACCGGGCCGACACATCGGCTTCGCCTTTGCCCAGGTTGGCCGACACGTTGATCGCGCTCTTGACCTCCGTCCACGTCGGCGTCGCGTGGGTCGCGGCATTGAGGTACAGCTTGCAGTCCTTGCCCACGACGGGCGCGGCGGTGAGCGGCATGGAAAATCTCCTTCGTTAAGCCGGTTGTCGCCAACCGCGAAAGGTCAGGGTGATGACGCTGGTGAACTGACGCAGCTTCTGCAGGTGTTCCTGGAAATACAGAATCCGCACGGAAGGCGAGATCAGCGTCGCGCCCGCGGCCTGTTTTCCGAACAGGAAGTAGTCGGCAATTTCCTGAGTCAGTCGCATCAGGGGATCGAGGTCGGGGTTGTCGATGGTTGATGGCTTCTTCTGGATGCCGATGTCGATCGCGTACTCGTGTGTCGAGGCGTCGCGGGTGTCGAGTTTCCCGTCGTCCTCCTTGGGGACGACGGTCACCTTCAGTTCGTTCAATTCGTGTAAGTCAAATGTGGGCAGATAACCACGGACGGCCGTGAACGGTTGGCTGAAAGCTTCTCCGTTCAAGGCCGCCACGATGGCATCCGCGATGTTAACGATGTCGGCTTGAGGCATATCAGGAGCAGCAGCGACGTCCCACAACAAACCGCACAGCGCCTCGCAGCACACGACGCACCGGGCGACGCTCTTGAAACCAATTCAGCACCGGACGTCGCCGGGCGATGACCGTTTCGGTGGCCACCGCACAACTCCCGTCGGCACAGGCCGGCGTGGAATTGGTCACGACCGGGGTCGCGAAGTCGACGTCATCGTCCGCTCGAACCGTCCCACTGTTCAGAATGCACCCCACCAGCAACGCACCCAGCGCACAAATCGCAAATCGTTTCATCATCGTCTCTCCCTCCGTGTTGAATTCCACAGGTTGCGGGCCACGAGCAGCGTCAGCACCAGGACGACTCCCGGACACGCAACCTCCAAAACCGTCAGGACTCGCGGCGTCACCGCGGCCCACTGCAACCAACCCTCCAAATCGTCTCCCACGCCTTGCAGCAACCGTCGCAACCGTCCGCCTACGCGGTGGGAGTCTTCGACGGTGTCACGAGGCTCTTGATCGTGTCGACGATTGCCTGGTAGGTGGCGTCGTCGAGTAACAGCTTCTGACCGGTCGCCTTGCGGAACGTCCGCACTCCCGCCAGGCCGGCGATCACCAACAGCAGCAGGTTCGTCATTCCACCCGAGGTCGCTGCCCCGCCGAACAGACTCAGCAGCAGGCTCAGCGGATTCACGTTGGGTTGCGGTGCCGGTGCCGGATTCGGCCCCGGCGGAAAATCGAAAGGGTACGGCGAAGGACTCGGGTAATAAGGAGTCGGTTCGGCCTTCGGCGGCGGCGTGAACGGGGGATCGTAGCCCACCACATTCTGCCCCGTACCTGCGGGCCCTTGCCGCATGCCGCCCTTCAGCCCCACCGCCTGGCGTTGCCGCACATAAGCTTTGAGGTAGGTGCCGATGCCGGCACGAATGGCGTCGGCCAGCTTCTTCGGGTCACCGTCGTATCCCGTCTTTTGCAGGACCACCGTCTTCGGATCACCAAACCGTCCGTTGCGCGGCGGCTGGATGATCAGCGTCGGATAGCCCGACAGCTTGATGTCCTTGAATCGCCAGGTCTGCGTCTGGTCCTCGATGGCGTAGACGTTGAAATGAGCCCAGCTTTGCGTGTGGTCCTCGGTGTCTACGAATGGCTTGAGATACTCAGACGTTGCAAAATCCCGCTTCAGGCTTTCGCAGTAGCGGCAGTTACGGGTGGTCACGACGGAGACGAACCATTTGTGGGAATCGTCCGCCGGCGGTCGCATCGCATCGGTGATGGCGATCTGTGTATCGTCGCGGTGCCCGTTGCCCACTCGCTCGACCAAGTTGCCACGACGCAAGATCTCGCGAGCCGCGATGTCGGGTACATCGAGCGAGGCCTGCGTCCCCGCAATCGTTGCTTGGGGAGGTTCCTCGGCGTAAAGCCACACTCCCGCGCTACAGCCGAGCAGTACAAAGAGCATTCGAACATAACGATTCATCGTGCCATTCCTCCTTGCGTACGGTTTCGTGTCACTATGTGTCTTTGCTCAGCTACCACCACCGCACATAGCGCGGGGGAGGCGGTGGTGCCGGTCCGTCGAGGATCACCACCCACTCGCCGCTGGCCAGATGCAGGCGGCGGAATTCCTCGTTGGTGTACTCATCAATCTTGCTGGTGCTGTTGTTGTTGCAGACGAACCAGCGACCAGCCGCCTGATCGCGGCCGTACTCGGTCTGGAAGTGCGATCGTCCCGCACCGATCGCGGCGAATCGCCCGGTCTTCGCGGCCCACTCCATCCATTCGCCGGTCGTCGAACCGGTGACGTTGAACACCTTGATCTTGCGGCGCTCGCAGTAGTCGGCCACGCGGCTGGGCCAGGAACCGCCCCGCACTGCTTTGCCGTAATCGGTGTCCCACAAGAGGGTCGTCGCCGCCGGAACGCTGTTCCATGCGCCGCACATTCCGATGCTGCACTGGACGCAACTCCCATCGGGATTGCGGAACCAAGCGCGAACGTCCGCGGGTAATTCCATCAGGTCGGCGGCTGGCAACAGCGAGGGCAGCAAGAAGCAACCCAGCCACGCAGCCGCGCTCGCGATCTGTTCACGTTTCCGTTGCCACATGTTTTGTGTGAATCCTCAGCAGTTTGCGGAACGGGTCACTGAAGCGGTAATGCGGTTCGTTGCCCGGGGCCATGACTTCGTACACGAACGTCGTCGCACCCTGCGTTTCTCGAATGCGATCGCCGGCGACCGGCAGCGAAGGTATGCCACCCAGCACCAGATCCGCCGCTTGGATCAGGTAATCGCGGGACTGAATCCGCACGACCACTCCCGATCCGTCATCCAGTTCGAACTCTGTTCTTCCGATCGTCGCCTTGACCGCCACCTGCTGGGCGCCCCGCTCGTACTGCACGTCGACGGACGCATGCGTCTTCAGCTGGTCCGCCAACCAGGCCGAGCCGGTTTGCAGCAGGTTGGGCATGGCGATCCCTACTGGCTCAGCCGCGCTCGCACCGTCGAGTCACCGTCAGCCGCGGCGGCCACGGCCTTGCCGAACAGCTTGTTCGCACCAGCGCTGTCCGTTGCCACGGCGACGTCGTTCGCGTCGTCCCAGTACACCTTGTCGCCGATTGCGAACGTGACGCCGCCACCAGCTTCCTTGGCCAGGTCGAATACGCCCGTCACTGCCAACGCGCCGAGTTTGTTGGCCTTGATGTCACGTTTCGTGACGCCAACCAAGTCACTGAGAACGACCACGACGCCAGCAGCGACGTCCGCCCCTGGCGTATAGTCGATCGCGTCGCCTTCCTGAATGAACTGAGCTTGAACAGCCATGTGAGAGTCCTGAAGCTTGAGCCTTGAGTCCTGAGAAAGAAAATGCCTTCGGCTGCAAATCCGCGGCTCGAGCCTCAAGGCGTGCTGCTCAAGCCTCGGGTCTCAAGCCTCACACCTCCGCCTACGCTTCGCCTTTCACCTTGATGGCGCCGCGCGGGTCTTGTTCCTTGACACCAACGTCGATGTAGCTGCGGAAGCCCATCCCCATGTTGTTGGGCGGAGCTTCGACTCGCTCGATCACCGGCGTGCGACGACCGTTGAGGAACACAATCTCGAACGCCGCGATGACGCTGGGGTTGGCGAACAGGTACCACGCCTTGCCGCTCGAGCCGGAGTAGTACGAATCCGACAGATGCGGAGCCGAGATGATGCGGTACTTATTGCGGTGCGGATTGTCGACGGGGATCTTCGTCTTCGTGCCGGACGCGTCGATCATCAACTGAGCCGAGCCCATCAGCAGTTCGGCGTCGGTCTCGAGTTCGACGGGCACCACCAGAAGTTCCGGTCGGATGTTGATCGGCTTCTGGTCCTTGGCACTCGACGTCGGCCCCGCCTTTTGTTTGCGGAATTGGGTCTTGGCCTTTGTCAGGGAGTCGGGACCGAAGGCCGTATCGGCTCCCTCCAGATAGTTGCCATTGCCCGAGCTGAAGAAGCTGCCGGGATTGGACAGCAGCAGCGCGAAGAACAGTTCGTCGATCAGCTGGGCTCCATCGCGTCCCATCTGAGTCGGAATCTCCATGAACGCGCTCAAGTCGTCATTGAAGATGTCTTCCCGTGTGAGGTACACGATCTGACCGTAGGTATCAGCCTTGTTGCTGTACTTCTGCTCGCCGAGCTTTCCGTGCTTCAGCTCGCCGTCCGGCGCGACTCGTTCGAAGCCCCCGGTTCCCAGCAGCCGGTAGCGACTCACTTCTTTGAAGTCGCTGACCGTACCCACACTGCACAAGTCAAACGCTGCGATCGCGGCGGCTTCGTACGACGCCAGCAGCGTCTTGTTCATGACGTTTTCGAGAATGCCCGGCAGGCTGACAGTCGAGAAACCGGCGTTGATCGTCTCGGTGCCTTTGCCGAACACCCGCGGAACGCTCAATCCTTCCAAACGGGCACACTCGGCGACCAGTTCCTTAAGGCCGATGTGGCGCATCGGGCGAGCGGCCTCCATCGTTTGCTCGCCGTACTTGCGGGCGAGTTCGTCCTCATTGAACTGCAGCGACATGCAGGCCGCCGCTTCGAGAACCTTGGCGCTGCAGGCCGAGGTAACCGAGTGAATTGCCGGTGCTTTCGGGCGAGTCGCCCGGAGGACGGCCAGTTCGGTCTTTGTCTCGTCCCAGCCTTCTTCGATCGCTTTGGCTTCGATCTCGGGGTAATCGCCGTCGCAGATCTTACGGACGGCACCGATTCGCCGAGACTCGGCAGCTGCCTGGGCTCGCATCTGCGCGGCGGGATCGGGGATCTCGCCCGCGACTGGAGGCTGAAGAGCGGTCGCTGCCACCGTTACGGGAGTGACTGGCGCTTCCCGCGATCCTTCGTCGGCCTCGAGCCTTTCGAACATGGCCTTCAAATTGGCCACCTGCTTTTCGTCCATTTCGTCAATCGCGAAGTTGTTATCGGCGGCCCACTGTTCGAATTCCATGCTCGTAACCTCCTGGTTCTGATCTCGATTGGCACCGGCGGCGACTTGCGCCCACGTGTCGTCGTCGGCTCCGAGCGCGACGAAGCTGATCTCGCCGAGTGTCGACTTGCGGGCGACATAGACGGGACCGGAGAATTCCCGGCCATTGGCCGACGTGGTCTTGCCTTCAGTGATGAAAACGACCTTGTCGGCCGTCGCACCGATGGATGCCTGCCACGGAAATCCGTTTTCGCTGGTAGCGATGATCTCGTTCGCGGCCGCGCCGGTACCGGAGATGACGCCACCCACTTCGAGCGTGCGTTCGGTCACAGCGATGTCGCTGGTGTGCCCCACGATCTGGCCGGCATCGTGATCCTTGAGGATCGGCCGGTTCTTCTTCGGGACTCGCATGCCAGCCAGGTCGACGACGACCGGATATCGCCATCCGGCCAGCTGCATCGCGCCGCCGGTGTACGCCGTCATACTGAAGCGGCGTAGCGGCGGTTTTTCGCCTTCGAGCGGCACCGCGGCTTCCAGGCGGATGCCACCCGAGTCACCGCTTTGCAGCCATAGCCGCTTCGGAACTGTGTCAGGCGACTTCGGATGGGTCTTCGACTTGGGCATTGTTGTCCTCGGTGATCACAGGCGTCGCATCGGCTTCCGCTAACCCCAACTCAGCCATGAGCTGTTTTTCTTTGGCTCGCTGCCGCAACTCGGCTTCCCAGTCGCGTCCCTGGCGGGCGAATTCGGCGGCCAACGTGGTCGTGTTGTTGGCCAGCCGAACAGCCTGAGCGCTGGCCTCTTTCGACGGGTCGACATGCTCGTGTCCGTCGAACATCCATTGGTGCGTGAAGTCGGCATCGACCATGCGGAGACTGGCCGGCAAATACCCTTCGATCAGGATCGCTTCGTCGAGCCACGCTGCGAGAATGCGGTCGAGCACGACCGCCGCAACCTGTTGCTGCTCAACGCGAATCGCAGTAATTGGCTGACACCAACCGAATTGGCTGAATGTGTGGCTGGCACCGACTTGCTGAATGTGTGGCTGGCACCGACTTGCTGAATGTGTGGCTGGCACCGACTTGCTGAATGTGTGGCTG